GGGTTAGGCGCAAGCGGCCGGCTTAGGTCAGGGTAATAATGTTGCGTAGGGGGCGGTTATGACGACATTATGTTGCGTCACCCTGTAGCGCACCTCTACACGGCCTCGAACTGGGAAAATTTGAAAAACAGGGTTAGTTCTTGACAACCCTTAAAGGGAAGACTACAATAGACTTAAGTAAAAATTGTATTAATCACTCGTTTCAAATTTTTTTTATTAGGGTATTTTCATGAATATTATGTGTCGTTTATTTGGTCATAACTACTCTATTACTAGTATATTTGGTAATTATGCTTTTTGCAGTAAGTGCGGAATGACTCTAGTAATAAAAGAACCTTATGATTTAAGTATAGGCGAAAGACGTTATAAACATGGCGTCTTAATGGAAATGACTGAGTGGGGTTTAGAAAAAGTCACTTATGACGAAACCCCTACGAAAGATATATATGAGTAGTACTTTAAAACATTACTGGCTGTGGTTTTGTAACCTACAAAAACAGTATGATACACTAACAGCATTAATGTGTTTTTTATACAATGGTAAGTACTATACATTAGATGGTGAATATAAACCTGAATATACAGTAGAGGGAATAAATGAAAGATTACGAAACCGAGAAGAATTTTAGAAAGATAGATAAGTTTGGCACACAACTATTAATTGGGTTTGTGTTTACTATTAGTTTACTTATAGGATTAAATGTAGCGTTTGCTCAAACTGAAATGAGAGCAAAACCTGTTCAATGTGGGCCTAAAGCAACTTTGCTTGAATTAATAGAAGAAGCAGGAGAAGAAGCTTTAGTAGGCGGGGTTGCAGCAGTAGATTATGAAGATGGAGAAAAAAGACAACTTGCTATTACTTTCTTTGCCAATCCTGTTGAAGGTACGTGGACAATAGTTGAATTTCATAGTCCTGTAGAAGCATGTGTTATTGCTTATGGGGGTAGTTTGACTTTTGATGTACAACAATATTTTAAGAAAAAAGAAGCACTATAAATGACAGAAAAGATTAAATATGGTCCTTTAGTTTATAACCATTTTGGCGATCCTGATGATTCTGGAAATTACTGGTGGGCAGGCAACCCTCCGGTTGCATACGAAGAGGAGTCAGGACCTTATCGTATGCCAGTAGATGAAGACGGTAATCAGTGTTTACCTGGCAACTGCATTTTACATCCAAATTGTGATATTGAAGAGTGGGAGTCTTTTGAACTATTTAAAGTTCCTTCTTTATCGTGGTGTAGAGCATGGTTTGAGGATAACTTTTTGATTATTGAAGATTATGATGTGTGTAGGTTTATTATTCGTTGGTGTGATTATAATTATACAAATGGGCATATTGCAGAATTTATCGATTGGAAAAAAGAAAAATCAATGAAAGAAATGGTAGCTGATATATGGCCCGACGTACAGACATAATTGAAGCTTTAGTAGGTCACTTAGGCACAAATACTGATGTACATGCTAATAATGTGCATCGTAGATATAAGTATATGCATGATATAAACGACTTTCCCGCGATTACTTTCATTCCAAATAGAGAAGACCGAGATCACTTCGGTGATCAGCAGGTACACGGCATTTTAGCTGTCCAACTTCGTTGCTACGTGTATGACGGAGACACTGCTGACATCGCTGAAGAGTGTGAACGACTTGCAGATCAAATTGAAGATGCGATTGACACCTTTTCCGCAACTAATCGAGCGTTAGAAGTAGAAGAGTCGCGTGTCGTTAGTTTGAGAACAGATGATGGGCTTATGACACCTTATGGAATAGCTGATCTACAAATTTCTATTTTATATAGACTGGAGGATATTTACTAATGGCTAACAACACAACAATAACAACAACAGTTGATGCGCTAAACCGCAGCTTAGAGGCTCCGCCTCTGGACCCGGTTATGCTTGCGCTCGCTAACGATTACTTATCCGGCAAGGCGATAGATGAACTCGCTGATGAATATGGTATTAGCGAGGATCGAGTAACTTCAGTGATTGAAAAGAAAGAGGTGAAGAACTACATTGATTCAGTTTTCGCCACGCAAGGATATCTTAATCGAATTAAGCGCATCAATTTAATCAATTCAGTCATCGACCAGAAGATACAAGAGGCTGTGGAAACAGGCATCTACTCTAAAAAAGATCTTCTCGACTGGATGAAGCATCTACAAGAAGTGGAAACATCTCTCAAGCCTAAAACACAAGGTCCCCAAGTTGCCGTACAGATTAATAACTACGACAAGCTTATGCGGGATCTCATGGAATGAGTGAGCGTGACACTAGAGTGGAAGATATTTATGATCCTACTCTTGACTGGGATTGCTCTCCTCCCGTGGATGTTGAGGATAAACCTCATCCCTCTATGTGGATGAAGGAATTCGTGAAACTCCACATTGGACATGAAAAGATGAGAACTTCAATGAATTCAAGAGAAAAAAATTTGCGAGCGCTTCGCGCTCGGTTATTGAACGATGGATGACGCGCCCCGCGTGGAAGGTCATTATGATGGCCTTTTTTATGTCTGGCTGTAATCCTGTAATAAGTGGTGCTAGTTTGTTACATAGCATAACAACAAATGATGGTGTTAGTGCAGTTACTTCTATTATGTCACGTCTAGCAGTAACGGATCCTGAAACAAAGATAAAGAAGAAATCAAGATCTGAGATTATGGAAGATTTACGCAAAGCCCTATGAACTATCTTGCTCTAGCTAAGTTTTTATATAGTCGGGCTGATATAGTTTGTTGGCCTCCTTATGCTTCTGGTAATGCTTTAATGAAATGCTTAACCGTTCATGATGCATATATCTATAATCCAGACTGGAACTTGTGGGGTCCTTTAGAATACGTCTTACAACCACCGGCAACTTTTACAGAGTCAGAATTTAAAGCTCATTATGCTGATATATTTGGGGAAATATGGTTAGACTTAGACAAACCTATCCCTGATCAACTAGCTGACGCAATCGAACGTAAAGGCATTACACAATCTGAAGAAATGTGGATTTACAAACTTACTAAAGAAAATAAGCGTATGACATTTGGTCCTATGCATCACATTACTTCAAAGCAAATGTTAGGCCTAACTACAAGACCTATTGTTCAGTTAATTCCTAAAGACTATTCACTGATGAGTACAAGACAAGATTTAGAAAATAAACCTCATAAGACTAGCAAAGAGTGGCTACGAAGTAAAAGCAAGAAATGGAAAGAACATTTTGAACGTATTAACCACCCTCAAATACTAAATATCTATACTGAAGATTTTTTCTATTCTACATTTGAAGTTTTTATGAGAGAATATACAAAGTTAAGAAAACATTTTGATTTAGAAGACAGATCCGAACAAGTTTGGGCTTTTGTTTTGTACTATCAAGACAGAGTTAATAAAACTAAACCTGCTAGGTAGGCGCTATAAGGAGATACAATGAGTAAACAACCCCGCGATGATGGTAATGATCCTATTCCCGTACTAGCGCTGCGGCCTAATCGAGGACTTCAAGTTCCTTTTACTGCTTCCTCTAATACTTCTCCACAAATTTCAAACTCAGTTCGTGTTGTAACTCTTTTTGCAACTCAAGATTGTTTTGTTGAAATAGGGAGCGCATCTGTTGAAGCCAGCACCTCTACTTCTCATTTTTTATCTGCATCTATTCCTTATGACATTTCCCTTGGGGCTGAGACTGACCCTAATCAAAACTCTAAATACGTAGCTGTGGTTCAAGACTCAACTGCTGGGAAACTGTATATCTCTGAGAGAGACTAATGCCTTTAGGAGTTAGTCGTCTTGTTTTATCGACCTCAGCAATTCGTCGAGTATTCGGCACTGTTGGTGACTTAGAGTTTATCACCACTCAAGATGGACGCATCTTACAAGATCAAAGTTTGAGATTTATTGCAGTTGAGCAGTCTGATAAAATTACAGACATCCTCTCTTCTCTCGGTCTTGATGCAATTACAACTCAAGATGGTAGATTCTTTGCACTTAACCAAAATTCAAACCAAGTGCTGTTGTTAGAGCAAGATTTTGATACAGCTGGTGATAGCTTTATAAGTCAGGATGGACGAGCACTTCAAACTCAAAATAATCGTACAATTTTAACCCAACGTGAGAGTTAATCATTTTTCATTTTGACAGTCTA